CGATAAGATGGTTATACTTGTTTGGTCAGGCTTTAGAGTAATAGAAATATTTACCCTTGACAAATCTAGTATTACAGAAACAGCCGAAGCGATAAAGCAATTAATGAATAAACACCGAGTTCCATTGTCTAACGTTGTAGCGGATGAAGATGGTGTTGGAGGTGGTGTAGTTGATATTGTCCGTTGTAAAGGGTTTGTAAACAACTCTAAAGCAATGAAGGAAGAAAGTAACAATGTGGAATACCAAAACTTAAAAACCCAATGTTATTATAAACTTGCCGAACTAATACAAAGCAATAAGCTGTTTATCGAATGTTCTAATGCCGATACGCAGGATGTAATCACAAAGGAGTTAGAACAAGTTAAAAGGGATAAGATTGACCAGGATGGTAAGTTACGAATACTACCAAAAGAAAAGGTTAAGGAGTTAATAGGACACTCTCCCGATTACTCGGATGCGTTGGCAATGCGTTTCTACTTCGACTTAAAACAATCTTTTTTCACATTTTAATAAAAAAATATTCTTATTTAGATTGATTCTAAATAATTTGTATATCTTTGTAGTGATATACACTACTTATGGATAGAATAGAGTTTAAGCAATTAGCTTATGATTTAAAGGAATTAGACGAAAACAAGGGCGTTGTTACTGCTTATGCTAACGTTTACAATGTAAAGGATTCCGATGGGGATATTTCCGCATTTGGTTCATTTAATAAAACCGTTACAGAAAACTTTAAACGTATTCGAGTATTGAAAGACCACAACCCTACTATGATGGTTGGAGTTCCTTTGGTGATTGACACTAAAGATACTTACGGACTTCTTACAACTACCCAGTTCAATATGAAAAAGGATCTAGGTCGTGATATGTTTACGGATGTTAAACTTATGTACGATAGCAATCTAAATGCTGAATTGTCTATTGGTTATAAAGTAATTAGTAGAGATGCTAAAAACAAAAGTATTATAACCGAGTATAAACTTGGTGAATATTCATTCCTATCTAGTTGGGCAGCTAACGAATTAAGCACAGTACAAAATATAAAAGCTATTAAATCGCATTACGGTTTAATGGAGTTAATACAAAAAGCATACGATTTGGATTATTCCGATAGCAGACTAAAACAAATCGAAACATTATTAAAAGCACTTACAGACGAGCCGTTAGAAGATAACACTCCAAACAATGAGCCGCTATTATTAGACACGTTAAAATCATTTACAAACTCGTTAAATTTAAAATAAAATGAACGAATTAGAATTAAAAGCAGAATTGTCTGCAATCAAAACAGGACTTGAAACAAAGACTGTAACAGAAGTAAAAAACGCTATCGAAGCGTTAGAAGTTAAAATGACAGCTTCAAACAAAGTACAATTTGAAAACGAATTGAAAGCAGCTAAAGATGAATTGGAAGCTAAATTTGCTGCCGACATTAAAGCGGTACAAGATCACGCTGACAAATTGGACGTTAAATTGCAAGAGAAAGCAGCATCAACTGAAAACGTTGACTTTTTAGCAAAATCTATTAGCGACAATATTGAAGCTATTAAAGAAGTAAAAAGCGGTAGAGCGTTCCAAACTAAAACAGTTGCCAATATGACAACTTCTAACTTGACTGGAACTAAACCAAGAAACATTAGTTTTGATGTAGTTGTATTGCCATCACAAATGGTAAACATCGAAGATTTAGCGGGTACTGTTGTAGCTGACACAGGAAACTATACTTACACTCGTGAAACAGGTGCAGGTGAAGGATCTATTTCAACTCCAAGTGAAGGTGCTTCTAAAACTCAAAGAGATTACGACTTTACAGCTTTCGATGTAGCAACCGACTTTATTGCAGGTTTCACTCGTTACAGTAAAAAAATGCGTAATAACTTAACGTATATCGTTAACACTATTCCTGCATTATTGCGTAGAGATTACTACAAAGCTGAAAACGCTGCGTTCCAAACTGTATTAGCTGCTGCCGCAACTGCATCAACTGAAATCATTACAGGTAAAACTAAAGCTGAAATGCTTATCAACGAAATTGGTAAATTGCAAGATGCTGACTACGATGGTACAAACCTAATCGTTGTTAAACCAACCGACTACCTTTCTATATTGAAAACAGCACAAATGGATTTAGCTTCTGCCGTTACTTACGAAGGTGGAGTTTTGAGAGTTGCTGGTGTTCAAGTGTTGAAAGCTTCTTCTTGGTTACCTGCTAATAAGTACTATGTAGCTGACTGGTCAAGAGTAAACAAAGTTGTTACAGAAGGATTGTCTTTAGAGTTTTCAGAAACAGAAGGAACAAACTTTGTAGCTAACAACATTACTGCAAGAATTGAAGCGCAAGTAGCTTTAGCTGTTGAGCAACCTTTAGCTGTTGTTTACGGTGATTTTACTGCTACGGCATAATTATTGAGATTTATTTAAATTAAGCCACTACTTGACTGTGGTGGCTTTTTTTATTATCTTTATTACTTAACCATTAAATCAAACATTATGAAAAAATTATTGATTGTATTAGCATTTGGATTGTTTAGTTGTTCATCTTCTGACGATTCATCACCAGCGCAAGAGGCAAAGTGTTACACTATTTTAGCAAGAGGCACAAGTCCTGATGGTGATTTTATTATTATTAAATATGAAAATTTTGTGCAAAAAAAATATGCAGTAGCAAATTATTTAGATTATTTAAACCAAACTAAATTGTGTGAGCCTATAACATTAACAGAAATACCATTATGATATATAAAGTATTAAAACCATTTTACACCCATTCTAATAAGCAAAACTATAAAGTTGAGGAAACTATTGAGTTAGAGAAAGAAGATGCAAAAGGGATGCTAAAAGAGGGTTATTTAGAAGAAGTAAAAAAAGGGAAAGCAACTATTCAAGACACGGACAATGACTAATTACACCGATGTTATTTCTTTAGAACAAGCCAAGCTATATCTTAAAATTGATGATGGGCAAACCATTACCGATGATGAAATTACAGGGATGATCAATAGTGCTTTATCGTTTATTGAAAAGCGTACTCAACACATCTTTAAAACTAGGGATAAGGTTTACTATAAAGATTGTGCTTTAGTCCAACAAACAACGGTTTATGATTTTCCTATTGATAATTCGGTTACTGAATTGGATATAGTTTACAAATTAAACAAGGCGATTGTACCCACTATTGATGGGTTTGTTACTTTGACAATAGGCTATGAAGCTGTCGAAGATATCCCAAGCGAATTAATCGATTCCGCATTGCAACTTATTAACTTTTGGTTTTACAATTCAGAAACTAAAAACGCAAGTAATACCGTTCCCGATTTTGTATTGTCTAATTTAGATATGAACCGACGCTTTTTATAATGGCACAAGCACGAAAATATAATAAGTACATCGAAATAGTAAAATCAACTAACGTTGCCGATGGGTTCGGAGGTCAAACAGTTAGTTATGACAGTTATGCAAATATGTGGGCAAATGTAACAGCAAAGAGCGCAAGTAGCACGAATGAAAATGGTATCACAAATAATTCAGTGCAAACTATTTTCACCATTAGACAAAATCCAAACGTAACAATATCAGTTAAGGATTGTTTTATTTATTACGCTAATCACGTTTATTCCATTGATAGCGTTTTAAACGTTAATTTAGATAATGTTGATATAGAAATACAAGCAACGCAAAAGGATGGAAATTAAAGGACTAAATGAGGTTATCGCTAATATACGTAAATTTGGCAAAGAAGCTGAAAAGGATATTGAAGCGGTTACCGAGTTGGTTGCTAGGAATATTGAAAAGGATGCTAAAAGCGGAGTAGTCGCAAACTTTGGTAAATTAGGACAATCTATTCAGGCAGTAAAAGAAACGCCATTGAATTGGAAAGTTGAAGCAGGGGGAATTTTAGCGCCTTACGCTCCATTTGTTGAATTTGGCACAGGTGGTTTAGTCCAGGTTCCAAATGAGTTAAAAGAAATGGCTATTAAGTTCAAAGGTAAAGGAATAAAGGAAGTAAATTTAAGAGCAAGACCTTTCCTTTATCCTGCATTATTACGAGGGCGTGAACAGTATATTGAGAAATTAAAAAAGGTACTTTCAAAGTACGGTAAAACAAACTAATGACAAACCCAAATAAATACGTTAGAAAAGCGATTTACGATGCGATTAGCGGTACTTATTCTTGTTTTGATATGCAAGTAAGCGGAAACGCAAACCCAACGCAATACGTTCTTATTTCAACGCAAGACAAAGAGCATAACAGACCAACCAAGTGCGGAGGTCGTTGGGTATCTTACACCCTACTCGATATTGTTTGTATTTATTTAGGAACTGGTAATACAGGAAGCCGAGTTGTTAATGACGATATGGAAAATACTATACTTGGATTACTTGAAAACATTACTGTTGATGGTTATACGGTTATTAGTCAGGCACACGAATTTCCTAGTAATTTAGACAGCAGTACATCAACGCAAACAGTTTATCGGAATTTCGTAAGAGTTATTCTAACACTTGAATAAAAAGTAGTGAAATTAACAACTTTATTAAAAAAATATTATATCTTTGAATTTAAATTTATTAATTATAAAAACACAATAAAATGAGCATAAGAGGGGAAAAAGGGATTTTATACATTTGGGATACAGCAGCCTATAAGCCTGTTGCTTGTCTTACTTCAAATGGATTAAACACAACGTTAGCAATGATTGAAAGCACTACAAAATGTTTTCCAGGTGTTGTTAAGAAAACGCCAGGTACATTTAGTTATTCAGTAGATGCTGAGGGCGAGTATATCGATACAACAACCGCAGGAGGTGATACTGCAAAAGCTTCACACGATGCGTTATTTTTGTTACAACAATCTAAAACTTTAGTTGGTTGGAAACTTAACACAGACATTGACGATGCAGCTTCTGTTAAATACTTTGGTGATGCTTACATTACTGATTTAAGTGCTACTTTCGGAAGTGGTGACGAGGTTACAACTTTCTCACTTACTTTGGATGGTGATGGTGCGATTGTATTAACTGATCCTAACGTTTAATGAAACAAATAACTATAACCATTGGAGGACAAAACCGTGTATTTCATTTTGGATTGGGGTTTTTAGGAAACCTATTAGAAACTGAAAACATTGCAATGACCGACATTGATATTAAACTAGCTGAAAACCCATTTAAATGGATCCCGTTAATAATGTTTCATAGTTGTGCTTTCGGTTTTAAACGTAGAAATGAATTTCCCGATTTTGATGCTTTTGATGTAGCCGAATGGATTGACGAAGCAGGAATGGATAGTGATG